GTATTGTGGTTGTGGTTGTGGTGGGTGGTATTGTGGTAGTGGTGGTAGTGGTGGTAGTTGTGGTTGTAGTTGTGGTGGGTGGTATTGTGGTAGTGGTGGTGGTGGGTGGTATTGTGGTCGTGGTGGGTGGTATTGTGGTCGTGGTGGGTGGTATTGTGGTTGTAGTTGTGGTGGGTGGTATTGTGGTCGTGGTGGTGGTGGGTGGTACTGTGGTCGTGGTGGTGGTAGTGGATGGTGTTGTTGTAGTGGTAGTGGATGGTGTTGTGGTGGTCGTGGTGGATGGTGTTGTGGTGGTCGTGGTGGATTCTGTGCCAACGGAAGAGACACTGCCTGCTGCAAATTTTAGAAGTTTATTTGGTGCGCCAAAAAGATTTTGAGCATTATTGTTAGTGGTAACGTCTACTATTTGATTGTTCCAACAATCTGTGATCAATCGTGTTTGCAATTGTGCCGGAGTTAAAGTGGGTTCCGCACTGAGTATGCAAGCGGCCACACCTGAAACCTGTGGACAGGCCATGCTTGACCCTGTCTTGCTGCCAATTTTTGCTGTAGGAGTACTTGTACTTCTTGAATCTGCAACAGTGCTGGATTGACTATTAATGGCACTGATAATATTAGTACCAGGAGCATAAAGGTCAACGCCAGATCCTCTATGACTGCTGAAATATATTTTTGTTGGATTGTGAGCGTTGGCATTTCCAATGCTAAAACATTTTTCAGATGCGCTACTTCCATTTCGTCTATTATAATATAAATCAACTGCACCGTATGAAACATGTCGTAACGCATTATTATAATCCAATCCTCCAATTCTTTGTTGAAGCATGCCATGGTTGCCAGTAGCCTGAAACACATGAATACCTTCATCAACAGCGTCATCTATATCTGCTGCCAATGGATCGTTGGGAACTGGTACTCTTAATTTTCCTGTGGGTCGTAAAGTAAATGTGTCTGAACTAAGAGGTATGGGTGTCAGAACAAGGAGAGGATTTCCTGTGACGGTATCCTCTGTAACGAACCAATTGGAAGAGGACAGCGGTGTGCCATTTTTAAGTAATTCTGCATCACTCTCATCTATATTGAATTGATCTATAAGCATTAACCAGGATGTACCACTGATCCCCGATGAATATCCCGAAGGAGGTATAGTACCCGTCCAAGAAAGATTCAATGAAAATCTAGAAGTGAAGCCTAATTCCCGCCAAGTTTTAGCAGTTTCTGTGCCGGTGGCATGACCCATTATATCAAAAGGCCCCGAGTAAGTGATATTTCTGTATTTGACACTGGTTATTTTGTCTATGTCCAATCTCAGCACTAATTGACTGCTTTCACTGACAACCGTGGGTCTCATGGTAGTAATTGAAATAATGCCCGACATATTGCTATGAAATTGGCAAACATAGTATAATGTACTGGGTGCGTCATGAGGTACAACAAATGTAATGGTAGCAGTACCATTATCGGTTACTCCATTGTTGTATTGGTCACCTGTACCGGTAGTTTGAGTAGTTTTAATGAAAAATGGATGCCCACTGGCATTAACATTAAAAGTATAAGTATATCCACGCAGTAAATTAATAGTGGGATTATTAGGATTGCCATTTATTATGTAGCTAGTAGAAAGATTGTTAGAAACAGCATAGGTAGAAGGTGAATTGGCTTTTTTTGCTGCATGAAATGCTCTGATATAATCAAATTTTTTCCAACTTGGCAAAAAACTTTTCTCTGTGGTTTGTGTAGTCCCATTTTCTAATCTAGTTGGCCCTTTGGATGTCAGTGTGTCATAGGCTTCAATGTTATAGATTTTAGCGCCTCTGGCCCAACCTTGAGTGTTGCCAACCACTGTTCCCCCACAATGCGCACCATGGTCTCCTCCATAGGCATCATAATAACTGCCAGTGGCATTAGTGTCGGGATTAGTCCAGGTATCATAAGGATATGTGGAAGGAGGATTTGGGCTAGTTCGACCGCCGTCGTTGAGATCTGCCAACACAGATAAATTTAAACTGAACCAATTGAAATTTTCAATTCTTGAACCACCCGAGCCGTCTACATTCACAGCGAACTCAGGATGTGTGGGCCTGATATGCCCGTCTACTATGATGACGTCTACACCTGTGCCATCGTGTGTGGCAGGCACAGTTAATCTAGCTGAAGTTTTATTTTGCTCACTGTTTGATTGGGACCATTTATTGGGAGGAGTGGTTCTTTTATCGAATCCTTCTACAACAGATATCAATCCCCAATTTTTACTCTGTGGGTCTATTGTTCCGCCCCTATGCCAAAAAGTGGAATCTTGAGTATATGCAGGCGTCATTTGCCAGCCAAATTCCTTAAATCCATTTATGACAACTTTTTCCACTCTGTGATCTTGTCTGATCAGTTCAGCTTCTTGATCACTGAGCAAGTAGTGTGTGTTTCGACTTATTGGTCTACGATCGGCAATTTCTACCGCACGATTGGGCAGATAAACTGAACCGCCGAGCGTTTCCATGTCCTCATAGAAGCCTTGTAAATCTTCAAAATTATGTAGAGTAACAATATATTCTCTTAATTCTTGGGGGGCTGGTGTATTACTCATTTTGGGATTAAAAGTAATCAGTGAACATTATAATGTAAATATAGTCGTGGTCATTTTATAAATCTATAATAACTTATGATATTTATCATGAAATAGCACTCTATTTAGAGTGCTATTTTAAATCAATCACAAACAGTCAACTACTGCACAACAAAACAGGTGTGGAGTTTGATGTCTAGTATGGAAAACTTAAATATTACCAGCAAAGTCTGTGCTGCCAGACACCACAGTGGCATTACCTCGTTGAGCTGTGGCAGCCATTCCCAGAGATTCCTCTAATTGAATGAAATTATCAGATGCGCTGCTGGCAAAATTCCAGGGTCCTGTGCTTAATACCTGTCCTTCTAGGTTTACCAAGGTACATTTGCGACCACTGATCTTACTCACATACCCCTGTACACCCGAATCTAAACGACCACGAATTGTCATATCTCCACTGTCTAACCCAGTGTTGTTTTTGGCTGCTAATACACAGACAGCAGTGACATTATTTGCGTCATTTGAAACTTTGAATTTCTTACTACCTAATTGTTTGATAATATAACCATCATACTCATTGTTTCCTGACTTGAATCTGCATCTGATGTCACCTTCGGTATTGCCGGTACCAAAAAACCTTTTTGCTATTGGACGTCCCATTTTTTTCTCCTGTGTTGGTGGCGTTCTAGGCCTACGAGGTGGGTCCCTCATAAACCACTGAATTTAGTGGCTTATAAAATATTTAGTCAAAATTCCATTTTCAATCATGCTAAATAATCTAAACCAGAGTCATATTATGAAAAAAACTATATCTATGATTTTAGCTGCACTGTTATTGACCAGTTGTGCTTCTGGTCCCAGCAATTATGCTCTGTACGCAGACACACAAAATAAAATTGCTCAGGCTAGTGCTATAGCTGAAGCAGCTAGATATACTGCACTTGCTGAAATTGCAAAATCTGGGGATCCTGCTACTAGAGTGGCAGCAGTGCTCAGCATTCAAATGGGTCAAGGCAGTAACACCAGAGCTCAACCACAAATAGCAGCACCGGAAGATTGGGACACAAAATTATTGCGTTGGGCAGGAGTTTTGGTTCCAGCGGCCGTGCAAGGATTGGCAATCGGTGCTCAAATGCATGCTGTCAATACACAGAGACAAGTGGCTGTGACGCAAAGTAATAACGCATTGGCCACTGCACAAAGCACAAACAATACATTTGCTGCTATGAGTCAAAATGCTGCAAATTCAAATACAAATATTGCCACAGCAGGATTTAATGCTGCCACCACATTAGGCACAGCCGGAATCACTGGTGTCAATACAACAGCCAGTGCTGGTATAGCAGGAATTAATACAGCAGTTGCCAATGGAAATACATTAACAAATAATGTAGCTACTGGTTACACAAGTGCTCTACAGGCAGCTATCAACAAATTAACTGGTACTACACCCACCACAACCACTTCTACCACCAACACCACGTCTACAACCACAAGTACCAATAATAATATTTGTCCTGCGGGCCAAGTACTTACTGGTGGTCAGTGTCAATGATCACAACATGAGAAATCAACAAAAAACCCGCAAAAGCGGGTTTTTTGTTTGGTTTGATACCGATCTACTGAAAACTCAAATTAGCAATTGCGATTTCTTCCAGATAATCAGCAGCATTTCCAAGAGAACTGGCTGTGTTTGTCAACTCCACATAGCCATATCTGGTCAAAAAGCCCACCACTGGTTCGAATGTGGCAGGATCAAGAACCACACCGCTGCTCATCAGCGGCACGTATGGACAATAAAATGCAGCAGCATCAGCTTCACTGGAACCTTTATAACCCACTAACACAGGCACAGTGTCACCCGCATAACTGTCAACAAACACTCGCATGGCTCCATTCAACGTACCCACTAACTTGGTGTTGGTGGGCGCCTCGAACGTGCCTTCAGTGGTGCGGGCAAATGCAGAAGTGGTGGCACTTTGTAGCACTGTGAGAGCAGCAGGACTCACCACGGCCCAGTTTGCAGCACCACGACGTGTGCGTTGTGCAATCAAGTTAGCTGCACGATTGATTTTCACAGCCAACGCAGCATGCTCGTCACCCACAAAAGTTGCTGTGCCACTGACTGCGGCTTGATCATAGCCCGACAGCGTGGCAGGAGCCAAAGTGCGGAGACTGGCTAAAATTTCTTGATCAATTTCCACAGTGATTTCTTGAGCCAAAGCTGCCATGATTTCAGCTTCCACATCAATGCCATGCATGGCCTGAGCATCTTGAGCAGCTTCAAAAGTCCAACGAGCGCTGAGTTTGCGACTCTTAGCTTCCACAACTTGCTTCATGAGCTGCACATTGATTTTACGACCAGGTACACCCTCTAAAGCCGCAGTGCTGTCTGCTTTACTGGTACTCAAATTACCAGAATAAGCAGTGGCAATACGGAATGGGCTTAGAGCCTCATCGCCGGCTGTGGCACCATCTGTCGCAGTGGTGGCATTGGCAGTGTCTGCATAACGCACACGCAAGGTGTGAATTTGAGCCACTGGACCAGTCATGGGCTGCACTCCAACGATTTCGTTGGCAATCACAGTGGGCATGACTCTTCGAATCACAGGCAATATCACTCGATTCAATGTGGCAATTTGACCCGATGTAGTGGTACCCGCTGCAGATTCACGCAGATTTTGTCTGGTGTTTTCTAAGATAACACTCATGGTGGTACGCCTGGTACCTTGTAAGCCTTCTAACAGGGCATCTTTAGTTTCGCCCCAACGGCTTTCTAATAGTTCTTTAGTCATTTTCTTTTCCTTAAGGTTAAACTAATTATTTCAACCCTGCTAAACGCCTAAGTACCACCACATTGGTGTCCTCAACGGCGGTTCCTGGGGCCGCTGCTGGTCTAGCAGTTTTATCTCCTGTGATGCCTACTCTGGCTTCGATCAGCATGAGTTCTTGGTCTTTGACTGACCTACCCGAATTGAGCACTGCAGGCAGATACTTCTCAAATGCAGACTTCAGTTTGGGTGTCTGCACTGTTTCTAGTAATTCGCGCATCACTGTGCGACGATCCTTGACTAGAGTTTCCAACAATTCGTCTAGAATTTTATTACGAGTTTGAGATTCTTTAATCATAGAAATTTCACGATTTTTTGATTCCACCAAACTTCTGGCTTCTTGATTTTGACTTTTGGCTTGAGCTAAGTCCAAGCGCTGTTGATCTATGATTTTTCTCAACTTGTTGAACTCAATATTTTCATTCAAATGTGTCAATGAAAATTCACTGGCAAAAGCTTCAAATATTCTTCGACCGAACATATTTTCTCTGGCCAATTGTATGTCTTCACGAAGTTGACCCAATTCTTGATTTAATTTTTTATTGATAGATTCCTTGACTAATTTTGCGCTGCCAGAAACGAATCTCTGTTGAATTGACTGTAATTTGTTTTTGGCTTCTTTGACCAATTTTACTCTAGTGTTTATCACAGCCTGTTTGTCACGAGCGAATTCTTGTATTTCTTCGCTCAAGGCCTTGACAATGAATTTTTCTAGAAGTTGATAATTTTTTTGTTGAGTGTTTCTGTCCGCATGCAGTTCTTTAACTTCTTCGGTTAATTTTTTAACCATAAAATCATTAAATCTACTTGCACTTTCCATCATATGATTTTTTATCTTCACACGATCTTCCATGAGACCTTTTTTCTCATCTCGAAATTCTTGTATTTCGGTTGTGAGATTTTCGGTGATCATTCGATCCAAAGCCTCCACCATGATTTTATGATCGTGATCATACCTTGTGGCCATTTCTTCGCGCAGCTCTGCACGAATTTGTTCCCTGGCTTCTGTGAGTTTGGCTTCCCAAGCTTCAGTTATTTCTTGCCTGGTGTTTTCATTGATAATTCCGTTTTCTAGCAATGGTTTTAAAGCATCAAACATTGCACATCTCCTATATTTTTAAGTCGTTGATCAAGCGATGTATCTCGCTTTTGACATATTTTTGCACTTGTATGGTGTGAGTTTTATCGCCAAACACGTCTAGCAATTTATACCCATGCTGCATGTTCATTAACCCTTCGTAAATGACTCTGGGATATGCATGAGGTGCACTGGGCTGCGCCACTATGTCCACCGTGACAATGGAAAAATCACTGACATGACCAGAAGATTCTGCCACATTGCCGCTACCGCGACTGCTCACTCCCAATTTCACGCCATTAGTGAGCATGGTTTTGATCAGTTCTCCCATGGGCGTGGGTAAAATTTTTAATTTACCATGTCCAGCCGGACCATCCATCCACATCTGTTGTATCATGTGACACACTCGATCTAAATTGATTTTTAAATCATCAGGATGATCCACTTCTCCCAATACACTGAATCCATTTTTTATCTGCTCGTTGATTGAATTAACTGCTTTTTCGATTTCCTGTACAGGATACACTCGTTCATTTTGGTTACGTACTCCACCTTCTATGAAAATACCTTTCATGAAAAGATCTTTACCGTTGCCATCTGCACGATTTTCTGTGAGTACCTCAATCTTGGCACGGTCAAAAGTCAAATCTTCTCTAAGGTATCTCATTTATGATACTACCTGATCAAAGGACTGCGTTTTTGTACAGCGCCTTCCTCTTTGTGTGTGGCACCAGCTTTATTAGTGTAACCTTTGGTATCGGCACCTGGTACGTTTTCAAACTGATCAGCATGTGGCAATTTACCTTGTCCCTTGCTGTACTGGTTTTTGGGACTAGGTACAGGTCTACCATCAGGACTGGATTCCGAACCGCCTTGAACAATATTTTTCTCAGTACCGCCCATGTTTCGGTCCTTGCCCTTGGGCAGCACAGAATGTGAATTCACTGTGGGCTTACTAGAACTCTGTGCACCCACTGTTTGTCCTTCGGTATTGCTGGGCACACTGACTCGGTCCACATATTCTCTCATCACAGACTCGCGTGGTCCCGAAGGCATGTTCAAGTCATCATGGTCTAAGTCGCTTTGATCCTGAAAATCAGGATCATGTACGCCATCCATGTGTTCTGCCTCGCCTTGTTCGTCGGCCATGAGAGCATCAAATTCTGCTTTGAGTTCGTCCAAAGCAGATTCTAAATCCATGACACGATCTTCTAGACCTGAGTCCTCTTCGTCGCCCATGTCATCTACGTTACCTGAGTCATCTACGTTACCTGAGTCATCTTCGTCACCCGAGTCATCTTCGTCACCCGAGTCATCTCCTTCACCCATGTCATCTTCAATTTCGTCGTCCTCTAGCATGCCATGTTCATCATGTTCAACATTGTCGTCCAAGACATCCATGTCTGTTTCGTCCATTAGATTTTCATAGATCTCTCTACTTTTCTCTACTACAATTTTATGAAATAATTCCCTGGCCTGATCTTCTTGCTCATTTATGATGTATTCAATTAATTTTTCGTATTTGTTCATGTCACACTCCCATGTGTTAAAAAATACAGTTATAACTCTATTTACTCATATCACGAAAAAACCGCTGTAATTGGCGGTTTTTCCTGTGTTTTTAAAAAAATTTTGCAGCAAATCACATTTGCGGCATGCTCTGAGCCTGTGAAGGTTTATATTGGCGATTCAATGAACGAAATTTTAACTCTTGTTCATACTTTTTAATGTCATTCATTTCGCGTAATTTTTTAATTTGTTTGAGAGTGAGTCTGGTTTTCCTGACATCTGTGAGTTTTTGCGAGGAATTATCCTCAGAAGGTGTGCGATAAAATTCTTCAATATTTTCAAATAATTGTTGTATTCTCATGTGAATATTTACCTTTACCTCAATCAATTTCAGCCTATACCGGCCTGACCTGGTTGTGACGCAGCACCTGCCGCGCCTGGTTGCGGAGCAGCAGATGCTGCACCCGGTTGTGGCGGTGCTATGCCTGGTGTTTGATCAAGATCAGCTGTGGTATTTGGATCAGCTATTTGATCAGCTATTTCAAGATCGCCTGCTATGGCACCGGGTGTGACTCCCACGCTACGCAGCCCTACTGGTATGTCGTCTTGCTGGGGCGATTCACCTTGTTCTTGTAACCACATTTCTTCATTTTCTTGCATTTCTTCCTCGGTCAAGCCCAGATATCTCTGCATCAAAAATCTCTTACTGAAATACGGTAATTGCTCTAATTGACCAAAAGTTTGAATTCTAGCACTGTCCACTTCTACTTGTCGGTGCTGTGCAAAATTTTGTGGCTCATTCAGCTCTAAATTAAAAATTTGTCCGTCAATGTTTATGCCGCGCCAGCGCATGAACATTTTGAATTCACGATCCAAAGCATGAGCTATGGCCTGTTGTAATCTCACACAATATCTGTTGAAACGCCATTCTTGTATTAAAGCAGTGCCCACTCTGCCATCATTGTAACTCTGAGTGCCATCGTCTATGCCTGTGGGCAGATAACTGCTGGGTATTCTCAGTCCTCTGAACAATTTATTAGTGAAAAATCTTAAATCAGTTATTTCACCTAGATTGGTGGCACCGGCCAAGGTGGTCACATCAGAACCACGACCATCTGCTGTGGTGGGAAAAAAATAATCTTCATTTTGTGATAAAGGATTATAAGTGGCATCCATCATGCTGGCACCCCCACCAGTGGCTGTGGGTATTCTTCGCTGATGTACTTCATTTTTGATGCGTTCCACAAAAGCCATGGCCAAATGATTGGGCATGTTGCCCACATCAATTTTAAACACACGACGCTCAGGTGCACGTTGCACACGGTATATGATGATAGCATCTTCTAAAAGTTCTTTTTGCTTGAAAACTTTGAATATGTTTTCCAACACGCTACTGCCAAATGGCCAAAATATGTCTAAACCTTCGGTGAGACTGACATGCACTATGTTAGCAGCATCAATGGCTTGTTCATTTTGAGCATGGGTGAATCTACTGCCTCCTGTGAATGGAGCTTGAGGCTGTATATAAGCTCCACTGGGACCCCCCACCTGTGGATGATTTATAAATGTGTCAGTGGTACTGACCACAGTGACTGTGAGATTCTGTAAATTTAACTGCAAGTCCTTTATCACATACTGTTCGGGCTCCTTGCCTTTGGCTTCATTGACTATGACTTTGGTCAATTTGCTCATTTCTACCCAATACAGTTTGAAATTTTCGGGATCTCTGATAAAAATCTGATCACCATATTTGTATGTGTTTCTAACCAATTTGAACAAACGTCTACTCAGTTCATTCAAATTGACCCATTGACTTAATTGTTCTTTTATGATTTCTATTTCGGTGTCTGTGGGATCATCATTGTATCTGATTTGAAATGGCATCCCTGTGACCGGATGTGGCTGACTGCTGAATTCTGCCAAAATATCCAAAGCAGCATTGACTTCGCTGTCCATGTCCATTTGTTCATACTGATTGTATCGTTCTATACGATTGGGGTGACCTGTGTACAGTTCCGGTAAAGTGCTTTGATAATTGGTGTAACTGGGCGATTTAGTCTGTGGAACCACAGTCTGAAAGTGCGGGCCTGCACTTTTAAAATATTTTTTCCACGACATTAATTATGTTTCCCTGATATTTGTGTTTGTTGAAACAATTTTTCACTTGCAGGCCAGAGATCATGCTTTGTTGTTTGACTTATTTCCGTGTTTGTTTTGTGGTTGACCACAGTCAAGATACCTTGTGCAATTTTTTTTATTTTCCTGTTATTTTTCTTACTGGTATATCACATGACATGATATTTATCTATTAAAGTCTATTGGCACGATAAAAATGTCCATCTTGACTCAACATATTTGATAAAGTGATGGCCATGTCTGACAGCAACTGCAAACTGTGGTGTTGTGCCTGCAGTTGATTTTGCATGATATTCTTAATTTCATACGCGGATTGATAACTCTGTTGTTCCATGTTGCCTGGACGGGGACCTTGATCAAAAGTATCAACTGTGAGCGAATTTATGCCCTTGACCATTCGTAGTAAATCATCATTGGAAATCACAGTGCCGGATTTGTCCGGTACAAACAGTTCAGGACCACGTTCACCCACCAAATAAGATCGTGAGGATTGCACAGGACCACCCAGGGCTTTGGCTTCAGGAACAATGCGATTGGCGATAAAGTTACCAATCCATTCACCAGCAGCAGCACCTAACAAAGCACCACCAATCGCGCCTAGTGGTCCACCCAAAACGCCTACCGTCCCAGCAAATGCAGTTAAAGCCAATCGTGTGGCTGTGGTGATTGCTGCTCGTGATGCTGCTCTTGTCGCAGCACCTGCTGCGATAGCGCCACCCACAGCGCCAGCAGTACCAAACACAGCAGCACCTCCTAACGCTCCCACAGCAGTGCCTATTTCCTTCTTATTATCTTTTACCATCTGACCGACAGAGGTATTATTATAGTAGTTAATTAATCTTTCTATTTCTTTGAGTAAGTTATCTAGACCTGAGGTCAATTTTGGCACTGCATCTTGTACAAAAGTAAGAAACTTTTCCACACCAGTATTGACCAAAGGCAATAATTTACTGGCTATGTTTATGCCTGCTGTGATCATGTTGCCAATCACAGGAATTGATTGTTTGATCATGTCAGTGAATTTAGGCATATTATCCGTGACCATAGATTCAAATTTCTTCTGCAACTCTCGCATTAGCAAAATAATGTCATTGGCATCCTTTGTGGATTGATCCCCTGTGTTTTGCGCTTTATTTGCATCTTTACGCATATCTTCGATCGATTTTTGATTTTGAGCCACAGGAGTGATGAACCTCTGAAGTGAGGATGTTATATTTGCAAGTTCTGGAAATCTACCTGTGAAAAGATTAGCAGTGCCCACAGGCCCAGCAATGTTGTTCAGTTGTTGTGCTAGTGCGGGAGCGATTCGTTGAAGATTTACCAAGAGTTCGTCTGTATAAGTTGTTGAATCTTTTCCACTGTTTATGCCTGCAATGGCTTGATTGATAAACGCTTGTAATTCTGGGGCTTGAGACAACAAAATACCTTGTTGTTCTGTGGCAGGACCCCCCAGTAATATTTGTGAGATGGCTTTTTCTAATCCAGGTAATTGGCTAATTAGAACTCTAAATTTTTGTTCGGCGTCTCCTCCCATGGCAGCCAATTTGGCCTGTACTGCTGCTTGTCTGCTGGCATCTTGAGCACGTTTTTGAGCCTGTTTGGCATCCTCCCCTGTGATCGAACTGATCAATCGTAAATTCACCAGATATTCTTTGGTTCTCTTGGCCAAATCACCGACAGAGGCCTTTTGTTGTTCACCAGCCAAAGACAAATTATTGGTGAAATCAAAGATACCTTGTGCCTGTTCTTCCAAAGTAAATCCCAAATTCAGCAGTTCTTTACGAAAAGGTTCCATGGCCGCATTTATTTGAGCAAAACGTCTGGCTCCTGCACTCACATTACCGCCCAGCATGGTGAGACCTTCTGTGTTGGCTTTGACCAGTTGACTGAATTGTTCTATATTAAAGCCACTTGTGTGCGCGAGATGTTTTAATTCTCCTAAGCCACCGGTCAAGATCACTCCGGCTCGATTCACTGCTTGAAAATTATTCACCATTTTTTGCAGTTGTTCACCAAAAAAACCCAAAATTGCAGGCAACACAGTGCCCACCAAAGCTCCCAATGCCTTTGTCGCGACGCCAACTGTGGTACCCAAGGCTTCCATCACAGGACCTAAAATAGGAATTTTACCCAGACTCTGCGATAGACCAGTGATCAAATTTCCAAAACCTTCAGTGACCGCGCCCACAGTTCTATAAAAAGTGGCCGTCACACTGCCAGCAGTGGAAATTTCCGTTCCAGCTGTCATGTTTGTGACCATGGCAAACATGCTGGCTGCTGAATTCACAATAGCTTTGGTGAGATTTATGCCTGTGGATGCTATGTTGACACCAAACTCGGCCACGGTATGCGCAGTTTGTTTGTAAAAATTATTTTCTCTCAGTCTGTTGCGTTCTTTGACAAGCAAAGCCTTGGCTTCTCCGTCTGTGGTTAATTCTATGCGTTCGTTCAACTTTTTAATTTTGTCACTGACATCTTCCACAGGTCTCACTGCGCCTCTGAGTAAATCTGTGTATCTACCTGTGGCAGTTGCCAAAGCACTGAGCCGTTTATTGCTTTCTCGCATATATTGCAGATAATCTCGAGCAGCTTGCCTTTGTTCGCCAGGTGAGGCTCCTGGGCCTGGCTGAGTTCTGGGCGTTGCAACAGAGTTCTGAAGAGCCACCGCTAGAGCTTGAGCTATACCGTTGTAGTCATCGGGCGTGAGAGCTGGCATTATAGTGAGTTATTTGTGAATAAATACATGGTTATAACTTATTTATAGAGAAAAACATGACTGATATCATCAATAATCCACTCAAACAATATTATCGCCAACCCACAGTGTACGTGAAATTGCCCAGCCAAGGACAGTGGTGGAATGCCGATGACATAGACATTCCACACAATGGAGAACTGGCCATTTATCCCATGAGTGCCAGAGATGAAATTTTAATAAAAACACCCGATGCTTTGATGAACGGACAAAGCATAGTCAGCGTGATTCAGAGCTGTTGTCCACAAATACGCAATGCCTGGTCCATGCCCAGTGTGGATGTGGACACTTTGTTGGTTGCCATAAGAATAGCCACTTATGGCAACAACATGCAGTTTGACAGCAGTTGCAGTCACTGTGGACACAAAAACACTCATGAAGTGGAGCTGAGCACCACCTTAGAACGCATGCGCTGCCCTGATTTCACTGAATTGGTGTACTATCAGGATCTAAAAATCAAATTACGACCCGCAAAATTTTTCTTGAGCAACCGAGTCAATCAAATTAGTTTTGAAGAACAAAAAATGTTATCAGCAGTGAACAGTGCTGATATCAGCACCGAACAACGCAGTGAAATAATTCTTGCCAGCATGAACAGAATCATAGACATAGGCATTGAAAGTTGTGTAGACAGCACTGCATGGATAGAAATGCCAGATGGTAACAGAGTTGATGGCAGTGAGCTGATCAAAGATTTTTATCAAAATGCTGAACAATCTGTGCTCAAACTCATACAAGACAGTGTTTTAACTCGTGTTCAACAAGTGAAAACACCACCATTTCAATTGCAGTGTGACAACTGCCACGGTGATTATCAAGCTGATTTGGAGTTCAATTACTCAAATTTTTTCGCTCGAGGCTTTTAACTTTCAAAACCGACGCTGAGATCGAGACTTTTATAGAAAGTCATGATCAGGAGATAAAAGCCTTAAAACTGGAATTATTGCGTCTTTGTTGGTTCATGCGCGGGGGAATAACTTATGGAGAAATTCTAGATCTCAGCGTTAATGAACGCAGCATCATAGCTGAACTTGTGAAAAGTAATTTAGAAATTGCAAAAGATACCAAAATGCCTTTTTTTTGAGTGTCATCATTGGGAGATTTGCTACGCAAATCTATTTCTTCGCTGTCGCTCGAAATCCTTTTCTCTCTTCTTTTTTTAGAATCCAGAACTGTTTTTCCCGAGGTATTCATCCAGATGCACAAGTCATAATTTGCCCAAAAGAGCAAAATCATGACTGGGTCTTCATCCGAGTGCCCTTCGTCACTGATCTGGTAGAGTGTGCTGATATGTATCAGTCGGAGGCGGTTGACCTGTACCCCCATGCTCTGGCCTTTGCTGTCAACGGAACCTTGTTTGGACTGATCAGCGGCCCGAACAAAGTCTACGGTTGTGTCTTTTTCACAGAGCCGTAATCATTTTAAACCTAAGGTTAGCTTATTACCCCGCAATGCCCAAGATCTGACGGTAAATGAATACAGTCTCAATGGGAGTCGAGCTGCCTCGACCAAACCTTATTGCATGATCAACTACACAATTGTCTTATACGAGCTTGATTTTTTATCAGAAATTCTGTGAGTTCAAACATTTGCCAGACTTGGTGTCTTTGGGACTTATATGTAAATGAGCTAGGGGTAGGGTCCCAGTGAGTGTCATGTGGTACTAAAACAAATTGGCCTTTTCTGTTAAATTTCATAAACAAGATGTTGAAATCGCCTGGGTCAGCCACAGTGAGCATTTGTTCAATCCAAGTGTCTAAAATTTTGCTGTTGCTTGTGAATAATTGATGAAATGGAAAATCTTTATAGCTTTTTGCTTCTGCGTTCATTTTTGGAAAACTGGGGCCTGGTGTGATGTCGCCTTTGTTGTGCCTGATTTGTGCCTCTGATAGTTGATTTTTTCTTTGTGTATTTATACCGCCGATGTATGCGCCAGAATTTATTACTCTGATGAAACTTTCACCAAACAAGTCTGTGAGCTGTTTGGCCACGTGTCGTTCAAATTGCGATCCTTTGTTTTTGGCAGCACTGGGCATAGAGTATTGGGTGTTTTCTAGTGTTTTTTGTTTTTTTATGTTCGTCCCAGTCAAATCTCTATGTCAGTGCTGTAGGTTGTAAAACCGTTTTGTTTGGTCACCCTGAGTATGTTATTTACTCTGCTGACCAATTCGTCCCTGTGACTGACCAACCAAACACTCTTGTGAGTGTCTCTGCTGATCTTTTTTAATATGGCCAAACTGTTTTCCATGCCCATGCTGTCAAGACCCGAATCCAAGAGTTCATCCACAAACATGATGTTCATTTTGTCATAGAGATTTTCCCAGACATCACGAAAAGCCCAACTGAGACTCAAAATCAATCTGTTGCGCTCTCCGCGACTGAGATTGTCAAAATTCAAATCTCGACCCAGTTCAGTGATTTCCACATTGAGATCACTGAGAAATCGCACTTGATGGGGCAATCCCGTGCGTTCCAGATACCAACTCAGTCTGGAGTTCAAGTAATTGAGATTTTGATCAATGATTTTTTTGCGTATGAAACTGTCTTTGTTTGTCAGCAATTTCAGTAAAAATTCCTGATGATCGCGTTGAGCAGCCAATGTGTTCAGCTGTTGGTAATTGATATCTAACACAGCAGAATTTTGCATGTCTGTGATTTGTTCCTGATAAGGATCTGATTCTTGATTTTTTCTAATGATCTGTTGTTGAATGTTTGACACACTGGCTCTATGTTCTATGGCTTGGCTTTCATGATCATAAAACACTCGTGGTTGTGGTCCCGGATCGGCCAACAGTGATTTTTTCAGTGTGGCATCGTCGAGTTGTTGAATCAGCATGGAAATTTCTGATTCTAGTTCTGCCATGTCAGTGGCTCGTTGGGACAACAACTGCTGATGACCGTGATCATGTACAGCTTGTCCACAAGCAGGACAGCGATGATCCAATAATGCAGCAATTTCAGACTCTAATTTTGCACTGGCACGCTGTTGTTTTTGCAGCTCTATCTGACCACGACGAATGTCCGTGTCTAACAGTCTGTGTGCTTGTTGCAGTTGATTATATTGCACTAGATCTCTGTGTGCTTGTATTTCTTGATCAATGTCCACAGTGGTCAAATTGGCCAAAGCTGTGTTGAGCTGATGGAGATCTTTTTGTTGCTGTGTTTGCCATATCTGTTGTCTACGCTGTAGAGCTTGGATTTGTTCCATCATGTGTTTGTTTGAATCTATTCTGGCACGAATCTCTGCTTCTGCTTGAATCACAAGATCCTTGGTGATTTTGATTTTTTCTTTTAACAGTTCTGCTTTTTCACTGAGCACAGTTATGCCCAGTAGTTCTTCTATGATTTCTCTCTGTTCTTGACTTCTGAGACTGAGAAATGGTTGAGTGTAAGTGTTCAATGCCACTATGTGTTGAAACACGCTCGGCGACATGTGGATGATTCGTTGTATGGCCTGTTGTGTTTCTCTGCTGTCTCCTTGGCTTTCGTCTTGACTCTGCTGTTCGTGGCCACCAATGTAAAATTTCAATATGTTGGGTCTACGACCACGCTCTATGCGATAGAGTTGGTCACGACATTGGAATTCCACTGTGACCAACATGTTGCGATCATTAGTTCTGTTGATGAGATTGTCTTTTTTTATGTTGGTCAAGGCCTGGCCATACAAAGCGAAACTCGCAATGTTTAACAGTGCAGATTTACCTGTGCCATTTCTGGCACCAGCATCGTCGCCGCCCAAGTCCAGATTTTCTCCCAAGATCAAAGTCAAATCTTGTCGATCCAAGTTCACACTTTGTGTGACATTGCCTATACTGAGAAAATTTCTAGCAGTCACTGACAGTATTTTGATCATAGGTTGCGATATATGTCTAACAATAATTTGGGATCATACTGTGTGCTTTCTATCACAGCCAGGGATTCATGCACTATTTGATCCACGCTTTGGAATTTTAGATCTGCGTGACCGTGTTGTTCTAGGTCTTCTTGAGTGTGACTGATTAACTTGATTTCCCTGCAGTGATAATCTCGCAAAAACGTTTCTCTGAGAAAACCTGCTTCTTCGTAGCTTATGGCTATGTCTATGTTGATTCTGGCATGAGTGTTGGGCCGCAGCAGTGATTGTGTATGGTTCAGCACTGTGCTGAGATCATACACTCTGTACACAGGTTGATCGGGCCAGGCCATGTATTTGGCTGGTTGACCCCATTCCAAGATCATTATGCCACGAAGATCATCGCCTGCATCGGCATAATTATGCGGAAAACAGTTGCCCATGTAAGTGATATTGTTCTGAGTCTGACGTTTGTGAAAATGTCCAGTGAACACATGATCAAAACCAGCAAAATGCTCTCTACGAATTTGTCCATGATCTGGCATCTGCACCAGGCTGTTCATGTAAAAACTGGGCAATTCAAAATGCCCAAAACAGTATTGTGCTGACAGTTTTGCTATGCGTTTGTAGTCATCCCCCACCAACCAAGGAGCAAACACTGTGTTATCTCGAATCAACCAGTCGTTGACTATGGTGATATTGGGCAAATGTCTGGCCCATTCCACCGACTGTATGTCTCTGCGATCTCGATAATAGAGATCATGATTGCCGGGAATAAAAAACACCTGTTCAAAGTTGTCATTGACCATTTCCAAGGCACGAACACTGTATTGCAGAGTTCTGATGTCTATGTTGGCACGATTATTGTGATAATCACCCAAAAACAAACAAGTGTCACAATTTTCAGCTCGTGCTTGATCAATCATCCATTCCACAAAATTCAAGCAATCTTGATTGTGTTGTGTGCTGTTTGATTTTAATCCCAGGTGAAGATCTGTGTATGCCACAGCTCGTTTAAATAAATTGGTCACTGTGTATAATAACTGTTTTTAAACATGATGTCTAGTCTGAATCATAATCACTGTGGCCGGAACCGCTGCCTTGTCTGGTGTAACTGGGGGTATAGCCATTGAGTTCTAAGATATCGTCTCTGATGTTTTGACTTCTTTTTTCTATGTTTAACACTCGAGTAAAGCTGTTGGTAATGGCCGCGGTATAATAGGCAAAAGGATTTGAACTTTTTGATTCATCAAATTGCAATCCAATCTGACTTAATTGCAGCAAGGCCTGACTGCGCATTTCATCCACGTAAGTGTAATTTCTCCAGTTACTTCGTGTGGCATAACGTTCACAAAGTTTGATGAACATCAATGCCAATTTTGGTGTCATGAAACCATGATTCCGACTCCAGGATCCTGATTCTATATTACCTTTCCAATGGCTTTTGCCCACACAATAAGTTTGGCCTTGGTCGTTGATTTTATAGTGTTGGAATGGAGGAAAATTACACTTTTCGTGACGCTGAGCTGTGACAGGTTCGGGGCTGTCATATTGTGTGATCACACAAATGCCGTCTTCTTCGTTGTGCAATGGTGTCTCTGCCGGGGAAATCAAAGGCACATGATCAAAAGTCATGAATCTGATCACTATGTCTGTTTCACAACTGGACACAGATGTTGTGTGTAATGATTCAGAACGACGAGTGGTTTTTTCTGATGACTCTGCTGCGGCTTTGTGTAGTCTTTCATTGCGATTATTTATGGCCACTTGGATACGTTCTGCTGTTAGATTTTTGAAGTCTGTGATGATTATGTCATAGTCAGCCACGTCTGCAGTGACATAACTGCAATAAGTGTTTTTACTCTTGTGTATTTCTTTGAGTATGTCTTTGTTGTTAAGATAATTTAGTCTCATATGATCCTTTAAGATATTATAATTGTTTTTAACAAAGTGATCAACCGGTATTGAACATGGCTAAATACTAAAAAAGGCCTTGAAAATGTCATTTCTTAAAGATTTAACAGGTGCTGTTATCAGTAGAACATTGACTGGTACAATTGATGCCGCAGCCAGAAGACTGGAAAGCAGTGGTGTTAAGCCAGGTGGCCAGATTTACGCCTCAAATATCAAGCAGAGTGTGCATTTCATAGAAGGCAACAGTCAACGTGAAATCAAAGATTGGAGAGTTAGAATTAACATGAGTCCGACACTCAAAAGTTTTTTTTCTCAGGGAATTCTTGAACCTCTACAAGCCACAAATGGTGTGATTTTTCCTTACACACCACAGATTTCTGTGAGCCATATGGCCAACTATATACCTCAACGCTTCACACACAGTAATTATGCTCACATGTTTTATGAAACCAGTGAAATTCAACAAATACAAATTCAAACAGACTTCACTGCTCAAAATTGTCAAGAAGCAGATTACGTGCTTGCATGTATTTATTTCTTTCGCTCAATCACCAAGATGTTTTTTGGGGAAAGTAATTATGCTGGTAATCCTCCTCCTTTGGTTTTTTTAAATGGATATGGTCATCATTATTTTCCCAACGTGCCTTGTGTGATAACAAGTTTCACACACACTATGCCTCCCGATGCAGATTACATATCAACAACAAGTAATTCAAAGTCAGATGGTTATATTTATGACTCTTCTTTATACATCACCAAATCTCTCACCAGAATCCCCACTGTGAGTAATTTTCAAGTGGGTCTTGTGCCGGTTTACAGCAAACAAAATCTTGCCAAATTTGATTTAGAAAAATTTGCCAAAGGTGATTTACTTCGACAAGGCCACATTTAATGGCCAGTGTGTATGGTAAAACCAGTGCCTATTATGAAACTGCACAGTTTGGCATTTTTTTAGACGTTTTAAATTTTCGACCAATACCTCGCAGCAGCACTGATGTGGAATTCACCATCAATGCCATATATCATCAAAGACCAGACCTTTTGGCTCACGATCTTTATAAAAGGTCTCAGCTTTGGTGGGTGTTTGCTGTGAGAAATCCAAATTCCATAAAAGATCCCATCTATGATTTTGTCAAAGGACGCACAATTTTCATTCCAAACATAGATTCAATACACTCAGCTTTGGGGATATAAATGACCGTAGCTAGGGAAACAAGTGGGTTTGGCCGTAGAAATTTGTTTGGGAGAACACAACACAATGGTATAGATTATGCTGTGCCAGTGGGCACAAATGTATATATCAATAAACCCATGACAGTGGTGACGGCTAGGGAAATGACTGGCTATGGTAACACATTACAGCTCCGGGACTCTGATGGATTAATTCACACCTTTGGACATCTTTCCCAAATCGTGGTCAAGCCTGGAGACACAGTGGAAGCCTTCCAACTCATTGCTTACACAGGTGGTGGTAGAGGGCAGGCCGGTGCCGGACAATCCACTGGACCTCATCTTCACTATGATGTGCGTGATGCAAATAATAAGTTTTTTGATCCCAAAGCCATTAATCCAAGGACACAACAACCATATCAGAATGCAGCAGGTTTCACACCAGGTCAGCCTCTTCGCAATGGTGCATTGACTCTGCGGGACAATGATCAACTTCGTCGCACACGACCCGATGTCACTAACAATGTAGGAGCCACAGGAGCCACGAGAGTCACAAAAGACACAGGGGCCACAGGGGCCACAGGGGCCACAGGACTCACAGATGAACAGCGTCGTATTTTATTTGACAGAAACACCACCACCACAACTCAAGCACCATCAGCATCGAGATCAGTTGATGACAGAGCCAGTGGGGCCACTGGCCCGCGTGTGATTGTCACAGCCAAAAGACAACGCCAAGTCAAACCAAATCCATTAGAACAATATTCAAATTACAGCTATGGCATAAGTTTACATGCCATGACCATACAAAAATACAATCAAGTGTGTGTGGATGGTACCTCGTACACCACCAATGACAACTCGGTGTTGATAGCCAGTGGAGGTCGTAGATCCAATGATTTTTCTAGAAATCAGTATTTTGAAAATGACATGTATTTTGAAAATTTCAAAATGGACTGTTTCATTGGACTAAATGCTCAAACACGTGCCAGCAACGTTGTGGACATTTCTTTCACGGTGCATGAGCCTGTGGGAGTGTCGTTGCTAGATAGAATACTACTGGTGGCACAAGAAAAACAAATTAAACAATGGGATTTAATGCCTTTTGTGATACAGATTGATTTTTTTGCCAACACAGATTCAGGTGATGTGCTGAACTTGATACCAGATCTCACCAAAAGAATAGTGGTCAAAATCATAGACATACAAATCACACTGAGCGGCCGGGGTGCAGAATACCGAATAACTGCCTTGCCTCAAGCTCATGTTGCACAGTTACAAACCGTTTCCACCATTCCTTTGAATATTGAAATCACGGCTCAAACTGTGGGTGAATATTTTGATTCGAAACGAACCAGTGATGAAGTCAATCCAAGATCAGATACCACTCCAAATTCTCAGACACAGGTCAAGGCCAGAAGTTTACCTGCGGCGCTGAATGCGTATCAAAAGTTTTTGCAAACAAATAAGAAAAAAGATCATGCCGACACATATGTTTTTGAAATTGATTCTGAAATTGCTCAGGCTAAAATTTTTGATGCCTCTTCCAATGCCACAGTAACAGTGCCTTCTGCAAATAAAGAAAATTCAAATCTAGAATTACAAAGAGGTGCGCACAAAATCACGGCTGGCACCAATATCAAAGAAGTCATAAATCAAATTATAGCCGCCAGTGATTTTTATAAAGACAACATAGATAACGAAAACGTCAGTGACGAAAAAGCCATCACTGTTCATAAAATCACTCACACAGTAAAATATGGCGAATTTGATAAGAAAACCAATTTATATCAGAAGACCATAACTTACAAAGTGAATAAATATGAATATTTTAATCAAAAATATCCCGAGGCAGCAAAAGGTTTTCCCAGGCTTGTGGATAAAGAATATAACTATGTGTACACAGGCAAAAATCAACAGATACTGGATCTAAAAATTGATTTTAATACCATGTTTTACACAGTGGTCACTGCATTTGAACAAAATCAAGAATTGACACGAATACAAGCAAAGAGAGAAAAACTTGACAATGATTCAGATAGAGACAGCAAAGATCCACTTACTCCCAATAGAGCGTTGTACTCACCGGGGGCGGATCGCCACACAGCATTAGATCAAGGTAATAGAAAATCTATAGAAAGCAGTGATTTTTTTAGAAGTCTCATGCAAAACAGCAGGGGGGACATGCTTAATATTCAGATCACCATAGCTGGCGATCCTGATCTAATCAAACAAGATGAATTATTTTCTCCTAAACAATCCAGTACAAGTATTCCCACAGATCAAGGTCAAATTTTTTGCACTCTGAATTTTAGATTTTATGATGACATAGATCAAGACTCTGGATTGTACAAAGGAGGAAAAACCAGCGTATTTTCTGGAAAATACAGCATTGTCACTGTGAAAAATATTTTTGAAAGAGGCCAGTTCACTCAAATCTTAGATTGTATACGTTTACCCGAACAACCAACAACACCTTCTCAATCTGCTGTAAATGATTTGTATGCCAGATCGCAAGATGTGATCAATGACAACGCCGGTGATGTTGAACAACAAGCAGGTGGCTTTTACGGGCCGCCCAGTCAAACAGAAAATGATGAAACAGTGAAACCGGCAAACAGGTACCCTTATCCCACCAAGGGTGTTGATAGACACGGAAATGCTTTAGGCCAGGGCGATGAGTACGGCAGGATAATAAATGAATACGGCGAAGAGTATGAACCTAATCCCTCACCTTTAAGTGACCCTAAATTAAAAGATTTACCACCAGTTCCACTTGGCGAAAATGATTAATAAATGACCACAGACAGCACATACTTCCAGCCTGACTCAGCCAATTTCGGTCACGATTTTTTCAATTTAGATTTTAAAATCTATGTGGGATTGGTAAAGGACAATAGAGATCCCACAAGATCTGGTCGATTAAGAGTCTGGGTACCATCACAAGGAGGTGATCAAAATGATGAGAATCAGTGGAAAACTGTGTTATATGCAGGTCCTTTTATAGGTCACACTTATCAAGATCCTGTTAAAAAACCTAATAGTGAGAACAGCTTTGATCAAGTCAGACACACTTATGGGATGTGGTTCACAGGACCTGACATAGGAAATCTGGTGTTGTTTGTCAGTGCTCACGGGGATCCGGACCGAAGCTATTATTTTGCCTGCCTTCCCAGTCAGTTTGGTCTTCACATGCTACCGGCCATGGGCAGCAGTGATCAAGTTGATTCTAAAAAAATCAGTGATTCCACTGTGCGTTCGCTGTACCAATCGGGAAAAATTGGTCCAGAATTACCAGTGGCGGAATTTGTTGAACCCAATTCTAAAATTGGAACATTTCCAAAAATACGCAGACCTTTACATGAACCACAGGTGAAGATACTGATAGAACAAGGTCTTGACCGCCCCAAGTACACAGGAAATCGTGGGCGTGTGACCAGCAGTGCACAAAGAGAAACTCCATCTGGAGTATTCGGTGTGGCCACTCCCGGACGACCCAAAGGCAAATATCCCGATGACACAATACCTCCGCCACAAAGAATAGTAAAAACCAGACTTGGCGGGCATACATTTGTCATGGATGACGGTGACAACAAAGGTAAAAATAACTTGTGCAGATGGCGCAGCAGCGGCGGTCATCAAATATTATTTGATGACACAGATAATATTTTATACATATGTAACAGCAACGGCAATGCTTATGTGGAAATGACCAGTTCGGGCACAATCAATGTGTACAGTTCTGGTGGTGTGAATATTCGTAGCAAAAAAACTCTGAACATACATTGTGATCAAGACATCAATGTGCAAGCTGATGGAAATTTAAACATGTGTGCGAAAAAAACTGTGTCTATAGAGGCCCAATCTATAAACATACGCGGTAAACAAAGCACCACACTATTTGGTGCTTCCACTAATGTTGGAGCATCAGGAAGTTTAAGTTTGAGCGGAGTATCAGTGGGTATTAATGCCACCAGTTCTTGTAATATTGTGGGAAAACCCATTAATCTCAACTCAGGTTCAGCTAATCGTGTGAGTAAACCCAGAGATTTACCTGTGAAAAATCACGATGACACAGAAAAAGAAAGTTCACAGTGGACCATAAAACCAAATAAAATTAAAAGTATTGTGTCCGTAGTACCCACGCACGAACCTTGGAAAAGAAAAACGGGTCAGGACAGCGCAGCATCTTCAACTGTCAGCGGTGATGACGCTCAAGGATCGGACATAAACGAGCAAGATATCAGCGGGGCAGAGGCTGGGGCGAGGGCAGAGGCTGGGGCGGGGACAGCACCTGTGGTGGAGGCAGAGGCTGGGGCGGGGGCAGAGACTGGGGAGGGGACAGCACCTGTGGCTAGGGCAGCCACCGATAGCGTCAAAACATCAAATGATCCCCCTAAGGCCGATCCTGATCAAGTACGTGATATAGGATATGACACAAGTTTTGGTGGGAACGGATTGGATACTCAAGGTGGCAGTGTCACTCAAGACGCAGTCAACCCTGAAAATTTTGGTTATGGTGGCGGTGCTTTCACAGCAGAACAAGAAAAATGGTTGGGTGATGCTGACAGAACAGATCCATATATTTTGGCGAGAATGCCGGGAATAAATGCTGCTGCTCGTGCGTCCATATTAAATGGTCTCACTGAGCAGGATCTACGAGGAGGAATACCCATACCTCAATTCACCAACGGTTTGGCTGCCGGACGTTTGGCCGCTGATCAGGCACGTGGTTTTGCTGGCAGTGTGATCAAGCAAGTGAGTGGTGGAATTAATGATTTTGTGTCTAAATCTGGTAATTTAGGCAAATATGCCGTGAATGCCACTCAAGCAGCCATATCTGGTTTCATAAAAAGATCTGGCATAGAACAATATAAAGGCAATAATCAAGCGTTTAACGATCCTAGAGCCTGGACAGGGCTACTGGGGTGCAAAAACCAAAACGATTTTTTAGCCAGTACCAATGCTCAAGATCAATGTTTTTCCACAATCGCTGAGTCAAATTATAATATTCTTACTAGGCAAGGCATTATTCGGTCTAGTGATCCCGCTGCCACAGTGGCAGGGGTATTATCCTGTGCTCATGTTGCAGGATCCCCCGATCTAGCTCAACGTTTTTTTACCAGAGGTAGTGGGCAGTCATCAGATGGCTTGTCTTTAGCACAAATTACAGCAAATTCGCATGCTGCTGTGCTGTTGGCAGATGCTCTAAATGTCTCAACTTCATCATCTGCTTCCGTGCCCACAGCATTAGATTCTGTAAACATGACATTTGAATTTTCAAGATTCAGTCTCAAAGTTGCAGCATTTACTGCTCAGGCCATGAATGAGGTATTGTACACAGCCACAAGAATCAATAGTGATGGTTCTATCACCATTGTTTTCAAAGATGCCACACTCAATACCTTGATTGCCACCATGCAATCACTGGCACTGATCAGTACCACTGACCGAGCCACAGCCGAATCGGTGAAATCATGGGCCACCAGTGTGTACCATACAATTAAGGCCAGTTGGAATTGAGTAAATAGTATATGCCGACTTATCAGGGATTTAGCACAGTGGACAGACGAAGAAAATTTCGTGTCACTGATTTGAATTTAGTCAAACAAGATCTTTACAATCATTTTCATATTCGTCGCGGCGAAAAACTCATGAATCCAGATTTTGGAACCATAATCTGGGACTTGCTGTTTGAACCTTTCACTCAAACCATCAGAGACGCCATTGCCGATGATGTCAAACGCATAGCTTCATATGATCCTAGAATACAGGTATCTGACATCATTGTCACAGAATTTGAAACAGGCATCATGTTAGAAATCAATGTCAATTATGTGTTGACCAATCAAGTCAGTGTAATGACTGTGCAATTTGATAGAGAACTTGGTTTGTCACAAGTGAGTTAAGTGCTTACATTACGAAATTCAATAAATATTTACTGTGTGAACGCAAATGGCCATAGTTTCTAGACAAACCGGTTTATTGTCGGCTGAAAACTGGAAAAAAATATACCAGACTTTTCGTGATGCCGACTTCACTGCCTACGACTTTGAAACTTTACGCAAGAGCATGATTGATTATATCAAAATCAACTATGCCGAAGATTATAATGATTTCATTGAAAGCTCAGAATTCATAGCCTTGATTGATGTCATGGCTTTTCTTGGTCAAAGCCTGGCCTTTAGAACCGATCTCAATGCCAGAGAAAATTTCATTGACACAGCCGAACGAAGGGACAGTGTGTTAAAATTGGCCAGGCTTGTGAGTTACACACCAAAAAGATCCACCAGTGCTTCGGGTTTTTTAAAAATTCTCAGTGTGAGAACCACAGAATCTGTATATGACAGTGATGGTCAAGATCTCAGCGACACCACTGTGGACTGGAACGACATCACCAATGAAAATTGGTCCGAACAGTTCACTGCCATATTAAATGCTGCCATGGTGTCGTCTCAGATGGTCGGACGTCCTAGAAACAGTCAAAAAATTGGTGGTGTGAGACATGATGAATATTCAATTAACATTAATCCCACAACTTTACCCATATATAAATTCACATCTTCTGTAGATGGTCAGGATTATGGATTTGAAATAGTCAGTGCCAGCAGTATGGCTCAACCCTATGTTTATGAATTGCCACCGGACACAGGAAAAACACTACAGATCTTGTACCGATCAGACAACGGCGGCAATGACAGTGAAGACACGGGTTTTTTTCTCCTGTTCAAACAAGGTCAACTTTTGAATTTAGATTTTGTGTTTAATGAGATGATCCCCAATCAAACAGTGGATGTGGACACTGTGAACGTCAACAACACAGACATATGGTTGTATAAATTGGATGCAGCCGGACAAGTCAGTGAGCAATGGCGTCGGGTGCCCAGTGTCACTGGCATAAACATAATTTATAACACAGAAAAAGAAAGAAATCTTTTTCAAGTCAACAGCAGAGTGAATGATCAAATCACCTTGGTTTTTGGTGATGGTGCATTTGCCACCATGCCTCAGGGCAGATTTAGACTTTATTATAGAATATGCAATGGATTGTCATACAAAATCACTCCAGATGAGCTACAGGGTGTGTTGATCAGCATAGACTATCAAAGTCGCAAAAACAGCAGCGAAACTCTGTTGATCAGTGCCAGTCTACAATACACTGTGTCTAATGCACTCAGCAGAGACAGCATTGCTGACATCAAACAAAAAGCTCCGCAACAGTACTACACACAAAATCGTATGATCACAGGTGAAGATTACAATATTTTGCCTTACACAAATTACTCATCTGTGAAAAAAGTCAAGGCTGTTAACAGAACCAGCTCGGGACTGAGCAGATATCTTGATGTGTTAGACACCACGGGAAAATACAGCAGCACCAATGTTTTTGGATCAGATGGAGTGTTATACGCAGACAGATATGTGCGATTATTGACTTTTGAATTCACAAACACCGTAGACATAAGACGAGTGGTTAGAAATCAGGTCATTCCCAATATCATTGCCGGCACAGACATGCGACATTTGTTTTATGCTAATGCAGCAGAAGAAATGCCCATAAACATAGAACTCAACTCAGATCGTATGATCAATGGAGAAACATACACCATCATACACACAGGATCCACAGATTGGATCAGTTTTGGCGCAAAATACGGTCAATTATATGAGATTTTTCAGGCTGAAAACACAGGCATCTCGGTCAAAGATTATGCTGTTACCGCTATCACAGGAGGTTACGTGTTCAGTGGCCACGCACAAGGCACCAATCCCGATATAACTGTGCGTGTGGGTGACAAACTGGAATTTAGGATCACAGCCAAGGGTCATCCTTTTTGGATCAAAACACAGAGAGTCACAGGTACAAATTTTGGTGTTTCCACTGGTGTGATAACCGGCAACGGCTCAGACTACGGCACTGTGGTCTGGGACACACAAAACGTTACACCCGGAGATTACTACTACGCATGTGCAGAGCATTCTACGATGTCTGGCAAGATCACTGTGTTAGATTATGGCGATGGTCTGGTGCGAACGGAACTCAAGTGGAATTTATCCACAGTCAATGATGGTACTGCCACAGGATATTTCAGTTATAACACTGTGCCAGCAGCCATAGCAGTGACATCGGGTAATCGTGCCAGATACATGCGGCCCGGGGCCATGATTAGATGTGTGGCGCCACCCGGTTATTATTTCAACAGCAATTATAATCTCATGAGAGGTCATCCCATAACACACAGTGACACCAAAACATTATTTGCTGCCATCACACAAGTTGTGGGTAATGGCACCAATAATGGGCTAGGTAATTTCACCAGCGGAATAGGTCCTGTGAGTATCAACGTGCCTATACCCACAGGTGCCATCATACAAAGTGTGATTCCTGTGTTCAATAACACTGTGAGTGACAGTTTGGTCAACACCATGATCACGCAAATTGAATCTTTCAATAACTTTGGTTTGATCTACAGTTATGTGAACCAGGCCTGGCAATTTGTGGCATCGGCCAACCTAGGCACTCCTCAGTCATGGTGGCTGAAATTTGAATACAGTCAAATTTCTTCAGTGTACACAGTGTACTACAGAGGAATAAATTATGTGGTGCACAGTGAGTATGACACTAATTTTTTCCATGATCGATCTCTGCAGATCTATGACGTAGAAAACAATTCCATTGTGAGAGATCATGTTAAATTTCTTGCCACCAACAGAGATCCCAGAACAAATACGCCACTGAATCAGGATTATGTGTGGTATGTGGACCGAGCCATCACAAGAAGTGATGGCTATGTGGAGAATAAAAGCATTTACTTGACTTTTGCAGACACAAATGATGACAGTGTACCGGATTTTCCTGATCTATTTGAAAGAATCGTGCTGGGCACTCAATCGCAGACCAGTGTGCAATATTTTGCTGCTAACACTTACGGTGATCAGATCAATCGATGGTTTAAGATTTACACCGGCAGATATCCTAGACAAAATGAATTAGACAACTATGTGACATTGGCCATCAATAATCCCTTGGATTTGGTCAGACAGACCATAGCAGACAGTCCTGAATCCCAGGCCTTTAGAAATGGCATTGTCATAAACGATAATTTAGTGTTTTTTGAACTCACGCAAGGCTATGAAAATTATGGTATTTGGAAACTTTTGGACAATAAAAAAGTCATCAGTAACTTTAAAAATGTCCAGCAACTTTCTAAAGAAGTGTTACGAAATTATCCTGTGGGGCAATTGATTTATATTCAAAGCACTAGCGGATTTTATTCAGTTATTTTGAATAATCAAGCACAGAAAGTTTTAAGTCAGGAAATTAATGGATTGTCTCCCAATCAACCACGGTACAAAGCTCATGTGGGGCAACAAAATCTGTATTTTCAATACAGGCACAACAGTCCTCTCACCAATAGAATAGATCCCAATATCAGCAACATTGTGGATCTATATGTGTTGACCAACAGTTACGATCAAAATTATAGACAATGGCTCAATGACATTACTGGTAAAGTCATTGAGCCCGAGGCACCCACGAACACAGAATTACAAATGAATTATTCGGGTCTAGAACAATTCAAATGCATCAGCGACACTTTGATTTTTAACACAGCAAGATTTAAACCTTTGTTTGGTGCCAAAGCTGACACAGCATTGCAGGCCACATTCAAGGTGGTGAAAAACACAGGGCTAAATGTCAGCGATAGTGATATCAAAGCATCATTGATCAGCAAAATAAATGAATTTTTCTCAGTGGATAATTGGGATTTTGGGGAAACATTTTATTTCAGCGAATTGGCAGCTTATTTACATCAACAGCTGGCACCCCAAGTGGCCAGTGTTATCATTGTGCCCAAGGACACTGTGCTGAGCTTTGGTAGCTTTTACCAAATCAATGCAGATGCCAATGAAATCTTAATCAGTGCTGCCACTGTGTCTGATGTGGAAATTATTTCAGCCATCACAGCCAGCCAACTCAACCAAGCTTTGGCTCGCGCCAATAGATCTGTTGGTGGTCAGTACATCAGTGGTAGCGGAGGTGGTCTTGGAGGCAATAGGCAAGCTGCCCCGTCTAGTTATTCCCAATCAGGTATGGGTGGTTCGGGTTCGTATCAGTCCGGTTATTATTGAGTTAGTGAACAAATGGCTCTACAAAGAAAAACTTTTGATTTACTGCCTGCTGTATTTCAAACTGACACCAATAAAAAGTTTCTCGGCAGCACTCTGGATAATCTGGTAAATGAACCCAGGCTCAGAGACGTAAATGGTTATGTGGGTCGTCAGTTCGGCCCCACTGTGAATCCGGACATCACTTATGTCATAGAACCCACAGCCAATAGACAAAATTATCAACTAGAACCTTCATTTGTGATCATGGGAAACACCATTGTTTCCACTTACGCTAATTACAATAATTTGCTTGACATAATCAGATATCACGGTGGAATCACAGACAATGCACAGCGTTTGTTTGAATCTGAATACTATGTGTTTGATCCACAAATAAATTTAGATAAACTTGTTAATTACAGCCAATACTATTGGTTACCCACTGGTCCTCAAGAAGTCTTGATCAGCAATAAGACCAATTTCCTCAGCAATATCATAAACATCACCTATCAATCTGCCAATATCGTTACCAATCAAACCGGCACCACACTGAATCCCGAGCTGGTATTACGGCGTGGGGAAACTTACACTTTCAACATAGGTACAGGTGTTGGAAATCTGTTCATACAAACTGAACCCGGATCAGATGGAATAAAAGATTATGCACCGGGCAGTAGCACTAGAAACATTTTTGGAGTCACAAACAATGGCACCAACACCATAATCTTCTCTGTGCCCCAAGGTCATGAACAAAATGGTATCGTGACATCTCCTTTTATTGGCACAGTGGATCTTGCTCTCACCGAAAGATTCACGGACATAGATAATAGAATTTTCACGCAGGGCAGCACAACTTTTTCTGGTCAGGTGCTATATCCCAATGATGTTTATGTGGTGTTTGTGCAAAGCAGTGATCTATCTGCAGATTGGACAGACAGCACCGGTACAGTGGTGGCCAGTGATCGTAGGAGAGGTCTTTGGCAAATAAAATTATACACCGATCCTAGCACAGCACAAGTTCGCACTCGTCTTAATTTTGTGAGAAAAATAGCACCGGGCACAAGATTTACAGTTCAACGCGGTCATCTACGCGGACGTGAGTATGTGGTTAACACTCAGGGTAAATTTGAAATAGCAGACTCATTAACTGCTCCCTTGTCCACACTTTATTATCAAAACGACACACAGGGCATATGTGGAAAAATAAAATTAGTGGACTCTGTGCCAATTGCTGCCAATGTCACCACAGATATTCTTAACAAAGTCAACTATACCAGTCCTGATGGTGTCAAATTCACATCAGGATTGAAAATTAAATTTGACGACACCATTAATCCTCCACAGTATAGAAACAGAACATTTGTCATAGAAGGTGTGGGCAAAGCTATCAAATTAGTGGATTGGAGCCAATTGGTGTCTCCGGAAGTGATTGCACCACAAGCAGGTGTGCCTTTTGATTTTGTTAATTATGATCAAGGTCTTTATGATGAGACTTTTTCCGGATCACTCACACCTGATTACATAGTGTGTGATCGAGCAGGCATTGATCTCAATGCCTGGGCTAGAATAAATCGTTGGACACACATTGATGTGATTAAACAAGCCGCCACACTGAATGGTGTGACTCCGACCATAGACCAAAAAAACGCAGCCAAAAGGCCCATTATTGAATTCAAACCCGATCTCAAACTGTTTAATTCAGGTAAAAAGTTTTTGTCGCCGGTGAATAAGTTTTTTGAAAAAGGTTTTAAAGTTGTACAAGCAGGAAATATACAAGATTTCAATATATCAATTTTGTTTACAAAAACTTTTAGATATATTCAACAGACTCTGAACATTGACATAGACATAAATGACACTGTGGTGTTTGCCAGTGATGCTGACCCCAATATTGCCAGCAAAATTTACAGTGTTTCAGCTAAAAATTTAATTCCTAGGCAATTAACAGTCAATGACCCCACATTGTCCGGAACTGTCGGCATAGTGAGACAAAAATTTGCCATAGGCACAGGCACAAAGTTCAAGACTGAAGTCCAAGTGGGCGATCAATTGTTTTTATCAGATAATACCTACATAGGAAAAGTTTTAAGAATCATGGGCGACACTGAACTGGAATTCACAGATTCGGTGCCAAGGATCAGTGGTATATCTGGAGTGAGAAACAAACACAGTGTGATAGAATTAGTTGAGATCACCACTGCGCAACAATTGAACACAGTGGTGTGTTTGTCTGGTCATAATTCGGGTCATACTTTCGTGTATAACACCAATGGTGTGTGGCAACGATGCCAAAGAAAAACTCAGCTCAATCAACCTCCATTGTTTGACATAGTCGATAAAAACGAAATCAGTCTGGCCACAGCTTATTCTGCCAGTAATTTTGCCGGTTCAAAACTTTTTTCTTACAAAGTGGATGCCACTGTTCTGGATTCTGTGCTGGGATTTGGACTTGACTATACTGGTGTTGGCGATTTTATTGGTGATATTAATTTTGAAAATAACTATATCACAGACACATTCATGTACAAACCCGATAACATCAACTCGGTAAAGCTGCCAGTTTCGGTGGGTTATATCAGTCGTTGGGTAGACAACAGCATGCTAGGCAATGTCTTGACAAATTGGAACACTGTGGGGTCAAACACACGACAATATCAGTTGTTCACTGGAATTCATAATGGCACTGCCAATCTCATGACCATAGATGTGCCGGCTCTGGTGTCACAATCATCTTTAACAGATCCTCCCAACATCAAGGTGTTCGTGAACAATAAATTTCACAACAGAATAAACGCTGACCTCAGTGTGGCCTACACTGCCAACATCAGTGACAGTGGCACCAAGATAACACTGTCATCATCAACCAGTATCAAATCAGGTGATAAAATAGATGTTTTGATTTTCAGTGATAAAGTGTCTAAATCGGGCCATTATCAAATTCCTGTGAACTTGGAATTCAATCCGGAAAACAAACAAATTTCAGAAATCAGTCTGGGGCAATTGAGAAATCATGTGATAAAAATTGGCGAAAATGTTCAAGGTCTCATAGGAGATATTTTATACAATAATAATCTTAGAGATTTAGAATACAGCACTGTGTCGGGTACTTTGCTACAACACAGCGGTGCTCTGCCTTTGGCCATGTGGTTTTTGTTCGATAGAAATTTGACCTTCATGGACAGTCTGGACTTTGCCAGAAAAGAATATTCTAAATTCAAAAACAGATTTGTGGAAACCATGGAATCTTTTAAAGATCTTAATCTTTTTGATCCAGCCACGGCTGTGGATAGAATATTGTCCAAAATCAATCAGGTGAAAAATAATCAATCTCCATGGTACCATTCTGACATGGTGGCCACAGGTACTGATCATGTTCTACGACAAATTAAAATTGCCTCAGGTAACACTTTTTCTGTGTCTAATTGGCACAAAGTAAATTATCTGGCCAGTAATCACGCTGTGTTGATCTATAAAAACGATCAACTGCTGATCCGTGGCATAGATTATGAATTCATATCAAATTCTCAGTGTCCCAGTTGTGTTCAGTTGACCACTGTGGTTCCTTCAGATGTGATCACCATCAAAGAATACAGTAACACTAAATCTTCATTCATACCAGAAACTCCCACCAAGTTGGCCTTGTTCCCCAAATTTTTGCCCATGAGATATCTGGACAACACTTATAGAACTCCAACTTGGGTCATCCAAGGACATGATGGCAGTTTAATTCCAGCTTACAATGATGCAAGAGATCAAATCATTTTAGAATTAGAACTGAGAATATACAATAATATCAAAGTAAATTACGATTCTCAAAGATTTAATAATCATCGATACATGCCTGGTTTTTTTAGAAACACCGAATATAGCAGAGATGAATTTGTTAGAATTTTTTCTAATGATTTTTTAAAGTGGGCAGGTCAGGGACAGGTAGATTACATATCTAATCAGGCCTTTGCCAGCAATGATCAATTCACTTATAATTATTCTAGATCTTTAGGCCCCGATCAAGAAAATTTACCGGGTTTCTGGAGAGCCATATACAGATATTTCTACGACACAGATAGACCACACACACATCCTTGGGAAATGCTAGGACACAGTGTCAAGCCTGTGTGGTGGGATAGTCACTACAGTTGGACTGTTACAGTTCAAAGAACAGCTTTGATCTTGGCCTGTGTGTCGGGTCTAGTTTCTAATCCGTCTGCCCCAACTGTGATTGACACAGTGTATGCTAGATCAAATTTCAATTCTTACGTGCCAGTGAACAGCAGCGGGCAGCTGATCAGTCCCTTGTCATTGATAGTGAGAAATTACAATTCGGAAACATTTGCTCGCAGCTGGAAAGTGGGTGATGGTGGCCCTGTGGAATCGGCTTGGTTTCGCAGCAGCGAGTATCCATTTGCCTTGATAAGAGCCATGGCCTTGATGAAACCTGCAAGATATTTCAGTATTCAAGCTGACTCTGCAAGCTATAATATAGATATTGTGCTCAAAAGCCTTTCAAATTTTAGACAATTCACAAACAGTGAGTCTAAAACTAGAATTTCATTTAAAGACACTAAATTTAATGGACAGTCTCTTGATTCGGACTATGTCAGTGCTCTAGGTTATACCAATTGGATTTTTAATTACTGTGTGCATCAGGGTCTGGAACCAAACACTGTGATATCATCACAGGTGGCAGCGGCCGACATCAAATTAAGTTATGCCATGGCAGGCTTTTCTGATAAAAAATTTCTCACAGTGCAAGCACAGCAATTCACACCCGGCAGTTTAAATAATTCAATCACCATACCTGATGAAAATTACCAATTGCACTTGCATCGTTCTGTGCCCATTACTAGAATAACTTATAGTGCGGTCATAGTACAAAAAACCAATTTGGGATGGTCGGTGTCTGGATACGATCCAAAATTTCCCTTTTTCACCATAATACCCAATGATCCTGCCAGTGATGTGTATACCTTGTCTGTGATGGATCAAACTGTGGTGATCTATCGTGGATTTCTTTTACAAAAATATACAGTTAACTATGGTTTTGAATTCAACACTTTACAACAACTCAGTGATTTCATCATTGGTTATCAAAGGTTCTTAATCAGTCAAGGTTTTGAGTTTGACAGATACGACACTGAGCTGGCACAGGCTCTAAATTGGGAATTATCAATACAAGAATTATTGACTTGGAATGTGCAGGGTTGGCCCGAAAACAGTGTTTTGATATTGAGTCCTGTGAAAAATGACCTCGACATAGTCAGCACAAACAGTGTGGTGGACAGTGTGAATAGTCAAGGTTGGAACACAGGCACCGTATACGATTCTAGAGTCATGGGTGTAAATTTTAACACATTTAAAAACACAGAATTGGTGTTTTTGCGTGACAATGGCCGAACAAAAATTTCCACCATTACCGGAGCCACCATTGCTTTTGCTGACTTGAACTTGATTCAGTTTGAACATGTGTTGATTTTAGACAACACCACAGTGTTTAATGATGTGATATACAAGTCTGAAGTGGGCAACAGACAATATCGTGTCAAGCTCATGGGTCAACGTACTGCAGACTGGGACGGAGAACTCACACCCTCGGGGTTTGTGCTGCAACAAAAACAAATTGATTTCTGGAAGAGTGGTAAAGACTATCGTAGAGGTCAAATAGTAAGTTATAAAGACAAAGTTTACACAGCCTTGGAATTTCAGCCTGCCACAGACACCTTTATGTTTTCCAAATGGAGTCCATTGGATAGGCCCATACTGGCAGGACTGTTGCCAAATCTGGCTTTCAGTTCTAAAATGTTTGAAAACATATACGACATAGACAAACCTCCCAGTAATGAGACATTTGCCAAATTCAGCACTGCCATCATAGGTCACAGAAGTAGACCGTACTTGGAAAATCTTGGTATGGATTTCACATCACAAAGCAAATTTTATCAAGGATTCATCAAGGACAAAGGTACCAGGCGCAGTGTTGATGTGATGAGTAGAGGAATCTTTGATGGCGAACTCACAAACATCACACTTTATGAAGAATGGGCTGCCAGGATTGGTGAGTATGGCGCCATCGATGCCAATCCCGAACTGTCATTATTAATTTCAGAGTCAGTGTACAACACAAATCCCATAAACTTGGTATTTTTACCTGCTGGAGTCAAATCAGCTGATAAATTGTTTGTCACCGTAAACCCCAATCACTTATATTTCAAAACTTTAGATTATGATTCAAAAATTTTCTTAAATCGTTCTAACTGTGTGGTCGCCAAACAGCGTGTGGAAATTTTTGGTGATGGCATTCTTTGCGGCAAACTAGCACAGAATGTCTTTGAGTACGGTATAATTTTAACCAGTCCCGGCACAGAATTTTCTGTGTTTTTTGATACCAGATGTGATTTCTCAGTGTCGGCGCCCATTGATGAACCTCTAATCTACAGCATAGAAGAAGTGTTGTATAATGACAATCCCAATGCCAGATCAGGACTTGAACAAGTTTTAGCCTGCAGGTTTAATAAAACCGACGGACGAGTGCCGTTGCCACCAGATCATTTGTTATATTTGGCTCTGAGCTCCAGATATGATGTTACGGTGACCACTAGATCTGTGACTGGCAGCACATCGGGGCAACTGTTGACCGGATCGGATGGGGTAAACGCTACCTGGCCAGATGACATTGAAGCCGATATTGTGATCATAAATCATGGTCACAATGATGCTAGATCAAATATTCCTCTTTCAGTTTATAGATCAAATTTGTCACTGCTGAGACAACGACTGCCCATGCACAAAAAGATTGTGTGGTTAACGCCCACTGAAGTTGATACCACAGTGGCCACTTGGGCATTGACCACATCATTCACGTTGAAAGAGTATGTCAATGTCATGCGTGATGTAGCCGATGAATACGGTGATTACTTGGCCAGTGCTGATGTGATCAAAAACTGGAAAGCATATTTGGACATTGACGGCGTTCATCCCACGCAAGCTGGATACACTGCGTTAGTTGACAAAGTATTGGCCCCAGTGGTATCACAAGTGATCAAGGACAGTGTGAAAAGTCATCATAGATACTATGAGGATGATCTGCACTCTGCGGGTTATCCCAGAGTTGATGAAGTGGATTTTAGATTTTTCGACATACAAAATTACAGATCATTGACCATACAAAACAGCTTGTACACAGGATTCAAATTATGGGTTGCCAAGGATTTTAATAAAAGTTGGCAGGTCTATTGCGCAACTCAATATGTCACAAACTCTATCACTGCTGTAGATCTAGACACTGCCAATAGAATGCGATTCAGCATGTCTCACGTGCACCAGTTGAAAAGAAATGATTTGGTGGCTGTGCGAGGAATAGACACCAGAGTTGATGGGTTTTATCTGGTGGTAAACACCACAGACAAGACCTTTTCTGTGTTGGCAGATACTCAGCAAATTCAAAATTTGACCAATGCAAAGTTAACTGGCATTCGAGGACAACTGTTTGATTTTATCAAGCTGAGGTTTACACGTTATACTGATCTTATCACACACAAACCCAAAAGAGCCTGGAATGACCGATACTTCTATAGTGTGCTGGCTTTAGATGGTGCTGATTCTTGTTTGTCTGTGTATGACTTTGCCAGACGTTGGGCACCCTTGTATGGTCGCACTGTGATTGATTTTCAAGCCAAGGCTCATGATCTATTGCCACTGTATCAATCCAATAGAGCTTTTAATGTGGTCATAGACAATGCAAACACCATAAGATATGGTTTAAGTCGCACAGTTGACCCAGATAGTCTAGCCATGTGGGTTGACCATGCCTTGAGCACAGACAGATACATCACTACATTGTCTTTGAGAAATGAATTTTACAACAACATGACCGATCCAATTGATTTGACCAGAAGTCTCACAAATAATAAATTCTTTGATGATTACACCAAAGATATTCAAGGATGCGCACTGTTTAGATACAGGAATTTTGGTAATACAGCAGTTTTTTCAACCACAACAGCAGGGGACACCATAAGGTTAGCTGTGATGACACAGGGCATGACAGAAACGTTGATTTATTCCATTGAACAGCCCACAGATCAAGATTCTTTGATTTATGTCACTGCAAACAACATGACATGGGAAGATCTAGATGATAATAGAGATTTGCTTTATGTTGATGCCAGTGACACTGTGTGTGAAACTTGGTCGGTGTACAGGCCCAAGTTGCGTAGATTGGATTATGATTTAATCAAAACAACTGAGGAAAGTCTGTCTTTGGTGTACAGTGTGGTATCTAAAGATTGCAATGCCGAGACTTGTTGGACCTTTCAAGAATTCGCTGCCAAATACAGTGTGATATACAATAAAAATGCCACAGTCTTTGAACAAAAGGCTCAAAACATCATAGATCTTTTCATCAGTAACAGATCATTCAGTTACTCTCAAGGAACCAAAAATCTAGTGAGATTTGGTCTCTACAGCACAGCCAACACATCTGAATTGGCTCGTTGGACCAATTATGCCTTGGTCAACAATTTTTCTCTGTCAAACGCACAGTTACGAGCAGCTTTCTTCACTGATCTAGATCAAAACAGACCTAGTTTCGAAAGGCATCTTACTGCTGAGAAATCTTTTCTCAGCACCACCACTGATGTAAAAGATTGTGTGGTTTTTGCAGACAGAGGCGAAACTGAGTTTTCTGCAGGCAATGACATGACATTTTGCGTGAGTTCAGTGGAACAAAACGAATCTCTTGTATATATAATTGTGTCAGTGCCGCAGAATTATGATTCTACTAAAATCTATCTTTCTGGTAATGTGCGTGTTTATACCGATAAAATTGAACCCGTGTTATCTCCTGAGTATGATTTTTTTCCTGTGAGGACTCAAGATTTCATAGTAGACATAAACAGTGTGAACAATCTCTATTTGTTTTCTCAAGCCGATCAAAAATTTCTCACCAAATTGGATATGTTAGATCCAGCCAAAGGCAGAATATTGGGTCAGGCTCAACAAGATCTAGATTACACCACCAGCATTGATCCTGCCAGATATCGCAGCGGTGTGAGAAATATCACTCAAGACATGAATTTGCCCATAGATGAATTGTCATATTGGGCACAAGAACAAGTGGGCACCTATTGGTGGAACATGGACAGTTGCAGATACATTCATTATGAACAAGGTGAATTAGATTATAGAGCCAATCATTGGGCTGAGTTGTTTCCCGGTTCCACAATTGAAGTTTATGAGTGGATAGAAAGTGAATTCTTGCCCTCATTGTACCAAGCCAACAATCAAGATGGTGTGCCGCTGTATGTCGATAACAGAGCTTATAGTGAATCAGTGTATGTGGATCCCAGCACCAATGCTTTTGTGAGCAGATATTTTTACTGGGTGAGAGGAAAACGCAGCATCACCAATTCTCGCAAACGTCACAGTGTGGTAGTGCTGGAAGATATGATTTTTAGGCCTAAAAATCAAAATATTCCTTACATGGTGGTCTACAAACAAAACAGTTTGGGACTGTACAACATAGGTCAATTCATCAAAGCCAGAGACAGTATACTACATGTGTCATCAAAACGACACATGACTGAAAACATCATACATTCCGACTTTGTATTGATTCAGGAAGGATCTAGGGACATCATTATTCCGCCAAGAATAGAAAACAAAATCATAGACAGTCTAGTGGCCAGAGATCTAGCAGATAGAAAAGTACCTGATCCAGAATTGCAGGGATCGAGAAAATTTGGTCTAGACATAACACCAAGACAAACTGTGATAAAACATGTGAGAACAGCCAGAGAAAATCTTGTGAAATGGGTCAATAATGTGTTTGCCACTTTGCCCCTGGCTTACAGAGTGTTTGACAAAAATCGCAGTATCAGTGATAATTTTTTTGCCAAAGATGATTTTCCTCCAAAAAGAACCACACCCTCGCAGAATCCCAATAGTGTTTACGACATGGTTGTAGACACATACGCAGACATCAATGTGCCTATTGTGGGTGTTAACGACAGTAAAACTATTCTGGTAAAACAGGATGAAAATAACGGAAATTATTGGACTTTGTATCAAAAAATCAACTCAGGTTCAGTGATAAAAAATATTTTCCTTCGTAGACAGGCATTTGATGTCTCCAAACTTTGGAAATTTGTAAACTGGTACCACCCCAGATTTAGCGATCAAACAGTGCCAGATCACACAGTGGAACGTTTCAGCGATGTTTATGGCTTGAATCTCAGTGATGGTGATGTGGTCAAAGTCAAAAACACACTACAAACCTATCCCACTCAGACTCAAGGCACAGTGACTGTGCAGGGTAAATTTGAATTATTTGAATTTTATTCGGATGCAAATCGATTGCGAATGCGCAGAGTAGGGCTAGAATCAGGGACTTTGGCCATTGATTTTGATTTTTATAAAATTTATGGATATGATACTTCGGCCTTGGACACAGAACTTTTTGACTTTGAACCTGCCATAGAAATGCGTTATGTGCTGCAAGGACTTCGCGATGATGTGTTCATAGAAGAACATAGATATCTGTATGATTCCATGTTTTTTTATTTGATAGATTATATATTAAGCGAACAAAAATACATAGATTGGTTCATGAAAACCAGTTTCATCAGTGTGGTCCACAGTGTGGGTGGGCTGACACAAAGACCCACACTCATCAAAGACAAGCAGCAGGATTTTGAAAATTTCATGATGGAGGCCAAACCTTATAGAACTAAAATTCGTCAATACACATTGTCATACACACGCACTGATACTGTTGGTGTGTATTTGACTGATTTTGATCTGCCTGTGGTCCGTGACAGCAATAATGGCAAATTTCACGTGATAAATGGCGATGATCCTGTGATTGATGCAACTTTTTTGAATAGATTCCAATTTGCTGCATGGAAAGAAAATAATAAATTTCAAATCAGTGGTATTGATTTGGTGACTTCGGGTTATGGGTATTTCAGTTGTGACAAGGTGACAGTGTCGGCTCCGGAAGTGGTCATTGTTCGCACAGATTCTCATGCCAACACCAATGTGCATGCCACTGCTTCTGTATCCAGCATCACAGGCAGCATACAAAAAATTCAGGTGGATGTGCCCGGCACCAATTATGTGACCACACCAGTGGTGAAAATAGCAGGCAACGGTGGCACAAGTGTCGTGGACAATGAATTCGTCATGTATGAGGTCATCAGCAGAGGCACTGCCAACACAGATCCCAGATCCACATCACTGCGAAATTCGCGCACACAAACAGATATTCATACCAATTCGGGAACGTCCCCTGGGGGGTTGGTGTTACATGTGATTAGATTTGTCGATGGCCGGGTCATGTTTTCGGAATTTTACCAAAATACCTCAAATGGTGTGAATCTTTTCAATGAAGACATCAATCAAGTGGGTAGAGATTTTCTTGTGGTGGTTGCTGTGGCAGGCACATTTGACATGAGCTCATCTGATTTAAAACAGAGTCTGTATAGAAAAGGCGCCAGTGAGGTAATCCTCACTGGCTATCAACCTGGTGGTGCTTACATACTTTTGGGAGTGACTGGAGCTGTGCAATCTCAGGGCATAGAAATTTACTCAGGTAGTTCAGCGAACAACACCATGTCTTGGGCCACGGTGCGATTCAAAATACAGCGCGGCAGATTTTCGGCCATTGAATCTCATCCCAGATTACCGGTATTGAGCACAGCTTTTGGTTATCCCGCCACACCGGTGGTGAATCAAATTTACAATTACGGTGATAGATCTTGGCGTTTCACAGGCACAAAATGGGTCAATGCCAAGATATTGTCTCCAAATCTTGTGAATCGTCCGGAATCTAGACGAGCATTGGCAGTGGCAAGGCTGTCAAATCACCAGTTGCGAAAAGTTCGCACAGTCATGAGATTTGACAGGACACAGTATGTTTCCACAGTGGTTGATTGGTTACCCGACACAGGATACCCAATTAACACAGTGTTGAGCTATCAAAATCAAGCATATGTGACAAAAACCAACATGCCTGCTGCAGAAAAATTCAATTTTGCTTTTGTTCGACTCATAGGTCAAGATCAACCCAGTGCCAGCAGAAATGCCAGGCATGGATTTTTTGACAACGCCAATGATAGAATCATGGCTTTTTATTTGCCCACCAAAGACAATGATTTTATACCCAAAATTCTTGACAGATTGGTCACAGGAGTTTTGGGGTCTTGGACCAGATACAATGGAACCACTAAAACCATACCCTTAGACACCAATCTCATTGGAGACAGGTTTGGCAGCACAGCGGGAGTTTCAGCAGGCAACATTTCTATCATTGGTGGTAGTTTCGTAGATGTAAAAGCCAGTCATGCTCCGGAAGAATTAGTGCCTGGCATCATATTTGATGCCATCAGCATACGCACAGTGACCAGTCAGTCTCCTTTTCAAGGTCATAGACTGTTCATAGACATGGGCAATGCCAGAGTTTGTACTTCATTTACCAGTAACACAGTGACCACGTTGGCCTCTGATTTAAATTACACAGACACCACAATTGTGGTCACAGATGGTGGCCGATTATCTGAGCCGAATCCAGGTTTACTGATTCCCGGTGTGTTGGAAATTAATGGTGAACGTGTGATTTATTACACCAAAGCAGGCAATGTGTTGGGACAAATCAGACGTGGTGTGGGCGGCACAGGCACGCCCAATAAACATTTGTCGGGGTCTCAAGTTGAGGATGTCAGTGTGCCCGCAAGATCTAGCATCAATTGTGACACACCATAAATATCTATATGATTACTGCTGACAGAAACTCCGAGATGAATCTTGATATGACGGAAAAACCGGATGAAAACACCGGTCTTGTCATTGAAGATTTTTTACTAATATCTGATCCAGAAACAGGAAGAATAATTTCACAAGGTCAAGTTCACGATGAAAAATAATTTACATTTACTATTACAAGGCAGAGTAACTATTTTTGATCCCACCACAAATGAGATTTTTTGTGACAAGCTGAATGCCATACATTTTGAAAATATCAGCGAGGCCTTGGCCTGGAGTTTAGGCAATAAAAAACAAAACTACGCTGTGGAAATGCATTTCGGTAATGGTGGCACTTCCATAGACACCAGTGGTGTCATCAGCTACTTGCCACCCAACGTGGGCGCAGCCAGCACTGATCTTTACAATCCCACGTTTTTTAAGACAGTGGATGAATATGATGACAACAACGCCGACCCCTTGCGCAATAACATGACTGTGAGGCACGTGCCTGGCACATTTTACAGCGATTTATTGGTCACTTGTTTACTGGATTATGGGGAACCTGCAGGACAATATGCATTTGACAATGTCACACAACTGCAATCGCCATTCGTGTTTGACGAAATTGGCATCAAGGCCTGGAGTTCTGCTGGTCCTGGCACCGGCAAGTTATTGACTCATGTGATATTTCACCCCATACAAAAGAGTTTGAATAGGTTGATACAGATTGATTATACCATAAGAGTACAGACCTTGACCAATATCACAGGATAGTGCCTATAAATAACAAGATATTTGGAGCTTATATTCATGCCCTATAACGTAAACAAATCCAATGGTGAGCTGTTGGTCATAGTGGAAGATGGCACAGTGGACATAAACAGTGCCAGTGTGGCCTTGGTGGGTAAAAATTATCCTGGTTATGGTGAATTCATAAATGAAAATTTTATTCACCTATTGGAAAATTTCAACAGTGCCAGCTCACCAGATGCACCCATAGAAGGGCAGTTGTGGTATGATGTGGCCACAAAACAAATCAAGGTTTATAATGGCAGCACCTGGGGAGGAGTGGGCACAGCGGTACAGCTGGATATTGCTTCTACCAATCCGCATTTTCCCATGTTCATAGCCAATGAAACCAGCGGTGAACTGTTTAAAATTGCCAAAAATAAAGCCATTAACATTCAACCCAGCACAGGAAATATTGGCATTAATTTAAATCAAGCAGCTTTGTCATTACTGGAAATTAATGCAGGATCGTTGATAAGGGCTGGTCTGGCTGGACCAGCTCAGACAAATCAAGCCATACACATTCATGGCAAAGATGGTATCAGTGCTGTAATCACCATAGACAGCTACAAACAAACAAATGTTTCTGTTGGTTCGGACTTGATCTTGAGATCTTGTAGAGGAGCCAGTGGTAGTAAACTGGCCCTACTGGCAAATGATCATATAGGCACAATATGGGCAAGAGGTCATGATGGGAATCAATACGGCTTGAATAATGCAGGCATGGCCATGGTGTGTTCCCAGGATTGGAAACCCACTGCCCGAGGGACTAGGATCGAGTTTCACACTACCAGTAACAACACCACCGATGCGGTCAGGCGGGTCATCATAGATCACAACGGAGATTTGTCTTCCACAGCAGACATCATAGCATTCAACACCAGTGACATCACATTGAAAACAGACATACAACCCATGACTCATGCCCTGGCACAATTAAGTCAGTTAGATGGAATTACTTTTTCATGGACACCGGAATCTGGCAAAGACACACACTTGAGATCTGCGGGTCTTATAGCTCAGCAGGTGGAAAAAATATTGCCTCAGGCAGTGAAAACCAAAGAATCTGGTTTCCTTGGAGTAGATTACACTCAGATCATACCATTATTGGTGGAATCAATCAAAGAATTACAACATCAAGTTCATGCACTACAAGCGAAACTTGTGTGATAATGTTTTTAAATTTTTTATTATTGTTGAGTTGTAAATAAGCACAACCATGTCTACGTTTCTTCGATTACTACAAATACAACTACAGCAGCACCCATTACCATTTCAACAACAATCAGAATGACCACTTGCACACAGGTTCTGCCCTCGGCGCCAGCCACACTGGCATTCAGTGACATAGCCAGAGCTTTTGGTTGTTACTCGGGCTATAGTATTACAGCCAATATCACAGTTGTTACCATAGGCAACACCATCCTGTTCACAGTGACTTCTCCTGGTACTGTAGAATCACTTGAATATGAAATTGTGACTTATTCTGAAATCACCATAACCACCACCACAACCAGCACAACCACAGGACCGCCGGGAAATTTGAATATCACACCCACAATGTCAGAAAGAACCATTACTTTGGCCTTGGGACAACAGACGACCACGGGATTTTTCACTGTCACCAACATGGCCAGTAGTGTAAAATTAGTGTCAATAGCTGTGTCAAAACCTCAAGGTTCCACAGTCACAGTGTCCATAGTCAGTTTCAGTTTGTCTCAAAATCAACAGCAATTGGTGTCATTCAGCTGCATGTCACCACCCACACACACCGGCACGGCCTGGCAGTATCAGTTAACTGCGGTGGAATCGGGATTTACGGGCACTAACCCCATGCACACTCATCGTCAAGTGTATTGACATGCACTGTTGAAACTTCAGTTATTGTCATGAAAGTCACAAATGAGTCAACATTCAGGAGTGTTAAAACGATTTCGCGTTAATCTCATAAACGACCGTGGTGTGGTAGTGGCCAAATCTAGGATAGTGCATTTGAATAACACTCGTGACACATCACACACAATAAGTCCCAAAGATTTTTTAGATCACAGCTTGACTGGTCAAGCTCACACTGATTCACAAGGCTTTGTTTCAGTGAATAAAACTCTTGCAAGCATCAAGCATGATGATTATGATGCATGTACATGGATCAATGGCGATTTTGCCAAACAAAATTTCACACATGACACCATGAGTCAGGTCAGTGTTTTGGGATGGACTGTGCATCTCAGTGGCACTAAAATGTATGAACTTGACATCATTGCTGGCAAGCCCACACCTGAACTTAGTTTGTCAAGGCCCACATACAACAAATTTCAACTGGTAGACGATGCCGAAAGTTCTGCTGGTCACACCTGGCAAATCAACAGTCAAGTGGATCAATATGCCAATGTCATGGTCTTGACCAGTGACTCTGTGCAAGTGACTTCGGGACGTATGCATCGTGGTCCTTACATGGTCAGTCAGCAGGCTATAAATTTATTAGTAAATGATCAGATCAGGTATAATTATAAAATATCGGGCACGAACAATGCTTTATGCGAAGCAGTGATTTATTTGGTCAGCGAGCGATGTGGAAATACTGTGGTAATAACTGAATCATTTGGTCAAGGACCTGGCACCTGGCAAACTGTGTCCAGAACCATACTGGCACATGAAATAGGAAATTATAAATTGGTGGTGGTCAATGGTTGTGCCACTGCCACTAAGGGTGCTAGTCTTTATATCACTGGAATATCAGTGCTCAAAGCTTTGCCTTGTCAAAGTTAAATTCTCATGTTGTATGCAAACATAAACATATTTCCCAGCTCTTGTTTAAACACTTTAGGCAACGCTTATTTGGAAATCGCCGTGAGCGCCAATGCCAGCGTGGCCAATTTGTCTTTGTTGGCCAACAGTTTTGCTGACTCGGGATTGACTCTGACATCCATGGACTTGAGTGATCCAGAAGACAATTTATGGCAAGTTGAGCTGATTGTGGACAATGTGAGCTTTGACATGGTCTCAAACATCAGTGGCACCACTGATTCAAGACTAAATCTAAATTTAACGAAAAATTTTTTCTTGATTTCAGATTCGATGGCGCCAATCTCTATAGATCTTCCTTTTGACTTTTATTTCAAAACCAATTTAAATGATTATGGTTTCACTAGAACATTGACATACAAGCATGGCTTTCCGCCAATTTTGTATTTTGCGGCAGATGAGTTCACAAGAAATCGCATGGAGTTTTTTGGGTTATCTTGTAACCTCAAATACCTTTATCTGGGCATGAACAATCAACAACAGTTTGTCATGCATTTTGAAGCCATATCTTTGAGCAATCAAGTGAGTTCAAAATTTTTAGATGTCAAAACTGTGGACACAGTGTACGAAATAAGGATGAATCCGTTTAGTGTCAGTGAAATTTCCATGGTCACAGGTACAAAAATTGCAGGTATTTTGCCTGGTAATTTTTATGTGTACAAAGCAGGAGATTATTATTTTCCCACTAGACCCACAAATAGAAGCGTGGGATTTTCATCAAATACACAAGTGACCAGCGATCTTGTGTACAGAGTGAGCGTGCCTGAAGGAGTGTTTCAAAATAATATGGGTAATGTAAACACACCTGGTGTTGGGGTGTCGGTACCCATATGCCCAACTCATTATTTGCCGCGATTTTTCATAAATGGTCAACTAGTGGACATTGAGGCCAATGTCATACAAGGTTCTAGGGCTAATATTGAAATGCGAGATGCACCGCCAAATGCACGGGCCACATTGAGCAGAATTTCTCAGCAAGCAGATTTTTTTGGCGTGGGGTATCCGGCCAACCTGTTGATGAATTCTGAGGTGATTTTTGATAATCTTGGGCAAAATAAATTTTCTACCGGTACTTTATTTGTATCAGGTTCGGCCAACTATTCTGTGTTTTTTGATTCCAGTCTGGGATATGTGATCCCAGAAACCGTTTTTTTTCCAAACATACTTGTACCTGAAAATCAAAGAACCATTACTATGAATGTTCTGGCTGAGGCCAACGCACTAATACCTGTTTGCGAGTCCTTGTCTAACATCACTGTGGTGGCATCTGAAATCGGAGGCCCTATCTATGGATCCGGTCCTTATGCTGTGAGCAGTGATCTGGCTCGAACAGTGATTCATGCTGGACTGGCCGACTCCGGAGAGTTGGTATCTGTGGCCAGAATTAATCGCGGTTACTTTAGGTTTTTAAATGGGTCATTGGGTTTTAATGGGCTTGAATCTCAAAGTCTAGCAGACACCTGTGCCTTTGACATACAAGTGTTAACAAAATTTACACCTGTGGTGGTGATCACCACCACAACCACCACAACCACAACCACACAAGCACCACCTGTGTATGCCCCGGGTGTCTTAAACTTTGGATTTGTCACCTCCGGTGTCATCAATAATCTACCTAGTATGACCAAAGGATTTAAATTTTCAAACATAGACGACATTATTCGTGTGATTGTCACAGGTAGAGTGGGTGCAAAAAACACTTATCCTGTGCCCAAGTATGATGATCTGCCATCCCTCAGCCAAGAAACACTCTGGGATTCGGCCTGGTATGATGCCACAGACGGGCTCACTTACCAATACAAGCTCATAGCCAATGTGATTTTTAGTTTCACCACCATACCCAGGGCTCACTTGTTTTATGAGTCCGATCGAGCCTGGGCAATGTACAGAATCACTGTGACTCAAACAGTTTACACAAATAATTATTATTTTGAGTCTTGTTGTGAAAATCGTGATCATACAGGAAGTTTATTCGCCGTTTCCAAGTTATTGGAAAATTATCAAACCGAGTGGCACAGTAATTCTGTGAGTATTCCTGGTGATTTCACACAGAGTGTGGGATTCCCTATGGCAGATCAAACATAAATAACACATATACGAGATGAAATCACTTTGTCTAATCCTTGTCCCAACCCACTTAGATTAAGCCATTATTATGCAGGGGTGGGCCCGGTTCCCCCTGGTACTGTGGGATATCCTTATGGTGTGTACACACCGGTGCCCACATCGGGCAGAATTGCATTTAGTAATTTTCATGGTGCTACTTTATGTGTAACACCCACCACAAGCACCACAACACAAGCAGGCACCACCACAAGCACCACAACACAAGCAGGTACCACCACAAGCACCACAACACAAGCAGGCACCACCACAAGCACCACAACACAAGCAGGCACCACCACAAGCACCACAACACAAGCAGGCACCACAAGCACCACAACATCAGGCACCACAAGCACCACAACATCAGGCACCACCACAAGCACCACCTCCACCACCACCACACCATGTAATTTAGTTACAGGCTCGAATGCTAATTTTCCGGCCACTCTTTTCCAATCACAATATCAGCCATATGAAGCAGGCTTTAA